TTACAGCGCAGCTTCCAACTCAGAGTCCAAACCCAAGCCCAATCCCAAGCCTATACCGGCTCACTGTGATATAGAGAAGGACATAGATCCAGACGAGATATGTGGCGCGAGAACCGGCCGCGATGGTTCTAAGGCCATCTGTTACAACCCGGCTGGCATGGGGACTTGGCATCCGGGCGAAGGGCGTTGCTACATACACGGGGGCAACCAGCAAACCGAACGTAACGGGAAGCTCTTGCGCGTGGCTGCCAATCACCCGGAACTTTCCCAGCGTGCTACCGAGATTATGAACTCGGATAACCAGCTCATGAGCTTCAAGCAAGAGCTATCCCTCCTAAAGGCGCGTTTTGAGAAGATGGACGTTATGTTGGAGGATGACGCTGACGTGCCAGAGCTGCGCCGCATGACACGCGCTATCGCCGACGTTACTAGGTCTCTCCTCGAGATGGAGAAGGCTAAGGATAACTGGGTGCATCTCTCAATCGTGACGCAGATGGTCGCCGCATTCTCTCAAGTGGGGCAGAAGTACATCAAGGACGTGGAGAGAAGGCGACAGTTTGTAGAAGAAGTAGAAGACGTAATAGTGCAGAATATGAGGAAGAATACAGCTGCTGCTACTACCATAGCAGCCCGCGCTATCAGCCCCGGCAACGATCTAGAAGTGAGCAAGGAATGGTAAACTACAACCGAGGAGAAATGCGCGGTAATGGAAGTCAATCACCACAACCGTCACAGAGATCAGCTTCCGACTCAGCCATAGCCCTCTCACTCGTAGATAAGCTAGCCGAGGGTATGACTAGAGACGAGTCGAGTCCGGCCACCGACTCTCTAGCCGCTTTCTACCAAGAAGTATTGTCCTGGCCGCCACCAGACTACCAAATTACTCCCTACAGCTTCGACCTTCGTTACGCAGCTTCCCATAACGACGCTGAGAGCCACAACGCCCCCGACATCAAGGCTCCCATAGGACAATCTCTCATAGACGTACTCGAGGATGATGACGAAGAAGAAGTTATGGTGCTTGCCCCGCCTGGGCACGCGAAGTCTACCATAGGCTGCATATACGCCGCTTGGCGTTTGGGGCGCAATCCTAACCTTCGCGTCATGGTTGCTACACATACCACGACGTATTCCCAATCACTACTCCGCTTTATCGAGAACATAATCTCTACCGACTTCTTCAAGGACGTGTTTGGCGATCTAATACCAGCAGAGGGTACAGCTCGCTGGACTGCTTCAGAAAAGCAACTTATAAGAACCGAATGGAAGTCTGGTCATCCGTCCCTCCTCGCGCTAGGCGTAGGCTCGTCTACCATCGGCTACCGCTCCGAGCTCGTCATATGCGACGATCTCGTAACGCAGCAGAACTCTATGACCGATACTCAGCGCAATCATCTTTCGAACTGGTATTGGGGATCACTAGCCAAACGCCTAGAACCAGGTGGCAAAATAATCGTAATAGGGGCGCGTTTCTACAAAGGCGATCTCTATGGTACTCTTCTGGACGAGTACACAACCCTAGAGTTCTTCTCAGAGCCAGAGAATCCACTCTGGCCCGAACGCTATGGGAGCGAATCCCTAGAGAAAGCCCGCCGCCAAAACTTCCCGATGTTCCTGGCTCAATACTGCCAGACACCTATAGACCTCAGTACTCAACTCCTACGTGAGGAGGACCTCCACTACTACGTAGAGGCCCCCGACAACCTCACTATGTTCATAGGAGTGGATCCAACGGTAAAGGCTAAGTCTAGCTCCAGCCGCACACCAGATAAGTACGCCATTTGCGTAGGAGGATACGACGGCTCCCAGATCTATATACTGGAAATGATAAAGGCTAGTGGGAACAAGGATCAGCAGATCGAGCGAGTGAAGAAAGCCTGCGATAAATGGCATCCGAACTTGGTTCTAGTAGAAGCAGAGTCGGCTCAGGTGTGGCTCTTCGAAGACCTCATCGCCAAGTACCCCAATATACCAGCCCAAGCAGTCACGTCTGGTGGTGTCTCGAAGTCGCTTCGATTAACTACTCTCTCCACCTACTTCAAGAACGAGACAATATTACTACCTGGTAGAATAACTAACCAGGGCACAATCGAAGAATCGTACAAGGCCAACGAGTTCCTAATCGAATGGAGAGGCTACCCTAACGCGGGCGACCATCTCCTGGACGCTACAGAGATCATGTCTCGTGGCGTGACAGAGGACTTGACCGAGCCCGCCGCCGCTCAGGGTAAATCACTAGAAGACTTCGAACCAGACGAAATTACTAACGACTCACAAAGACGCCGATCACTCTCACCACAATCTATATTCTCTCGATCATCTCGACCGACAACCATCTTCGACCGCAGCCCGGTCTAGACAACCACCAGTTAAGATCATTGGTGTGATCGAGGTCGTTGAGTAACAAACATAACTAAGAAAGTACTATAACTATGAACATTTTATTTAAGATTAAGAGGCTTTTAGCTAGCCAGATAACGAAGTTAATCGAGAACCATCTTCGACTGGAAGTCGAGTCCGTAATGCGCGACATGAGAGCCCGCGTGAAGTTGGACTCCCTACCATCTCCCCCGTTCAACGCTATGTACAGAGACCGCGTAGTTCCTGGCATAAACAACGGCGAACAGGATCTATTCTCTACACAGGATACGTTTCCTACGCTCTCGTCGTACTTCTACTTTCCTAGCATTACGAACAGCGACGCCTTTGTGGTTCGCGTCTACGTCGCTCTCACCGATAGTGAGTTTCACCTCTACGACGAGTTTCGCGTTTCTGGTGAGACGCTAGCAGATCAACCAGTGATCTCACTGACCGACTACACAGCTCCAAGCATTAAGCTCACGATAGAGCAAGTAACCGGGCTATCCCGACCCGTCGAGTTTGAGATCGTGGCTAATTACGCTACCAACGACCAACTCGACCCGCGCGTCGCTCGCAACCAGCTTAATACTCTCAACGCTTGCTTAATCCCATGCCCGCAAGATTCGCCTGTCGATAATGCTGAACACTATTGTCCCTTCACTCACAGTAACCCACACCCAGATCGAGACGGGAACCCATAACCTAAACGCCAACTACTGCTTAGACCCAAACCCTTAAACCAGAGCACTTTCTAACCAGGAGCTTCTTTTACATGACATTATCTCAAATTACCGTCATTAGATCGCGGAGGCAAACATGCCAGAACTGAGAGAGTCTAGAGGAAACCTAGGAATGAGTCCTAGTAGCCCTCAGCATACACAACGACAGATTCTAGCAGCGTCGGCTTCCGGCCCAGCTAAAGACCCCATATGGAAGAAAGCTGGTGCAGCCGGCCCGCTCGACGACGTGTCTCGCTCACGCGCCATAGAGGCAGTGCAGAACCTATACTACTCGTCTCCACTAGCGAGTCGTATAATCGAGCAACTGGCTGACTTCGTAGTCGGTGAACACGGCTTCACCCTCACATCTCACAATACGGAAGCAGCTGACGTCTTATACGAGTTCTGGCGATCCCCTATCAACGCTATCCCACAGATGCTATACGACATCGTGCAAGAATACTTCGTTTATGGAGAGGCCGCTTTCTTGGTCAAGGTCAATCACGATGGATTTGTAGGAATAACATACGTGTCGTCACCCGACATAAGCGACGTGAAACCAGTGCCGGGGGAACCCAACGAGCCAGACGTGATTACCGTAGGGCAAGAGGACTACGACGTTATACGGTGGGATAATACTAATCAAAAGCTAGCCGGCGACGCCTTCTTCTTTCGTAGTAGACACCTAGGTGCTAATGTGCGAGGCGTGCCTCGCCTCCTCCCCATGGTTGACTTCATACGAGCTTGGGACTCCTTCACGTACAACTACTTGCGCCGACGCTCGATGTATGACTCTGTATGGTGGGAAGTCGAACTAGAAGGCTTCACCCAGGATCAAATCATAGAATGGTTGAACTCTCCTCACTCAAATCCGCCCCAGTCAGGCTCAGTGTTTGCCCATAACGAAAAAGTGGACTGGACTCTCCAACAACCTTCGTTCGAGAAGGCCGCACTGGAAAGCGATGGCGGGTTCCTCCTAGGCTTCCTCGAAGGCTCCGCCGGCTTATCCGAGTACACACACACTACGCAGGCCCGTAGACGAGAACGTGGCGAAATGCTAGACCCAGTAGCACGCGGACTCTCAGCTCGCCAGTTCGAGATCCGCTCTATATTCCGCCGCATAGGAGATTTCGTAGTTCAAGAAGGCAAACGAGCTGGTCAAATTGACTCGAAAGCTAAGGTGAACGTTCTCTGTCGTGCGCCAAGGTTAGGAGTCCGCGACATACAGAGGTCGTCCGGCGCATTGCTCAAATATGTCGAGTCTCTCACTAAAGCTGTAACAGAGGGCTGGATAAGTGACGAGAGAGCGCGTAAGCTCTTCACCTCTATCGTAGATCGTCTAGATCTCGGAGAACAAAAACCAATCGGTATGGGGAGCACACCGTAGCACACTAACAA